AAGAGCCACAACAAGTAAAAGAAGAGCCACAACAAGTAAAAGAAGAGCCACAACAAGTACAAGAAAAGCCACAACAAGTAAAAGAAGAGCCACAACAAGTAAAAGAAGAGCCACAACAAGTAAAAGAAGAGCCACAACAAGTAAAAGAAGAGCCACAACAAGTACAAGAAAAGCCACAACAAGTAAAAGAAGAGCCACAACAAGTACAAGAAGAGCCACAACAAGTACAAGAAGAGCCACAACAAGTAAAAGAAGAGCCACAACAAGTAAAAGAAGAGCCACAACAAGTACAAGAAGAGCCACAACAAGTACAAGAAGAGCCACAACAAGTACAAGAAAAGCCACAACAAGTACAAGAAGAGCCACAACAAGTACAAGAAAAGCCACAACAAGTACAAGAAGAGCCACAACAAGTACAAGAAGAGCCACAACAAGTAAAAGAAGAGCCACAACAAGTACAAGAAGAGCCACAAGAAAAACCTTCTATAGAGTTACAAGAAATTGATGAAGATAATAGAAAGGCAAAAAATAAAGAATTATTAAAATTATTAAGAGATTCATTACCACAAGACAATAATCAAATAAATAAATTAAACAAAAATATGGATTTTAGTAAAATGAATAAAAATGAATTATATAAGTTTTGGGAGAATGTTGATTTAAAATATATGGAATTTGATAATAGTTTAGCCAATAGTAATTATCCAAATAGGTCGTATTGGCATTATGTGATAAAAGATTTAGGAGAAACAATATATCACAGTAATGATGAAACTCCAATTGAATATTTGATTGAAATAAATAAATATGTTAGTCCTAATTATTCAATAAATATAAAAAAGTTAAATAATTTAGAAGAAGCAATAAAATTATGGAATAAAATGAAAACAAATAGTCCAGCATTGAAAAACAATAATCATATATATAATGTTCAACAAAATGGTGGATGACAATTTGCTGACAAAGATGAATAATTTATATATAAATCTCATTCTATGACTGCATATTATAAATATGCATGAACGCGCTTAGCCGCAAAATGAGATTAACAAATATATATTTTATATAAAATATGCTTGATGCATTAAATGATACCTTAAATATTATTATAGACTATATAACTTATAAAGATTTAACAAATTTAAACAATATTTCCAAAAAAAAGAATTGTTTAGTAATAAGAGAATTAGAAAACGAAAACAAACTTAATACTTATTTAATTGGAATAATAAATGAAATAGATCACAGTATACAATATACTCGTCAAATATGTTCACAAAATATGAGTGGAATATTTATTATTGAAAAAAAACTAAGCTTATTTTTAAAATTTAAAAAATATTTATGCAAAAATAATTTGATAATTGAGAAATACAATAATTTGGTAAACAAATTTGCAAATAGCTCAATTTATATGGTAAATCCATCTTATAGTAGAATTGAAAATGAATTTCTGATTGGAAAGTTATTAATGGATTCCGAGTTATTATCTGATTATAATAAAGATTTGTTATTATGTTGGTCAAATTCTAATCTTGCACAAAGATTTTAAATAAGTTTCAATCTTTTACGTAATTTATAATATTTTGAACATGTTTTACAATATTTATTATGATCATTTACTGGGTCAAATTGTTTATCTGGGGCTAATGGTTCGGGTAAATGGTTTGGCAGTTTAAAAAACTGTGAATCTTGTAAACCAGATGTTTCGTACCAATTTCTAAAAAGAATTGTACCTATATCCGATGTGGTACTCATTTTGTATTTTTGATTTTTTGTTCTTAATTGGTATTCTGCATTATGAAGCCAAATATCCGTGTTAAAAAATTTATTACAAAAATGATGAATTAAAAATTTTGGTAAACCTTTAAATGGTGGAGGAAAAAAAATTCTGCATTTACCAGCCTTGACTGGACACATAAATATGTTTAGAAACTTTTTGTCTCCATCCATTGCATAATAATAAGCTGGTCTATTGTAAGCTACAACACCATTTCTTGTTTTACCATTAATTTTATCAATAAAAGATACTTCTATAGTGTTGGTATCATTTTTTTTAAGATTCATAGGAATTGGAGAACCATCCGAACGATGACCCTGCAAACCATGATGAGCGAAAGGTATATGCGCCGGATCCATAAAATTATCTAAAAGCATGTCTACAGAATATGGAAAATCTCTAACAAAAAAGGGTTCTTTAAAAGTTTTTAAGATTGGATAATATTCTTCTGGTAATACATTTTCACTTTGATTTTCGTCACAAGGAATAAATCCCCATAATACATCATTTACTAAATGTGTTTTAATGGCTTTAACACAGTTAGATACTGGTATTTTTTTATCATTTTCTAATTGTGGAATTTTAACACATTTACCATTGCCATTAAACTGTTGTCCATGATATGGACACTCAATATTATTATTTTCGCTAATTCTTCCTTGAGACAATGGAGCTAGTTTGTGAGGACACACATCTTTTACCATTGACCAAGAATTTCCATTTTTCCATACTACATAATCATCATAACATAATTGAATTGGAAATGGTTTTTTTTGAGAAATTTCTGAAACACATATTACTGGAAACCATGCCCCATTATTCAACGAATATACGGAATTCAATAATAGTATTAGCAACCTCATATTAAATATAAAGAGTTATTGGCTTTAATATTACTAAATGAAAATTGGACTAATAATGAAATTTTGTATTTTAATTAAAATGACTAGTGCTTTTGCATTAAGACGTAAAGTCGCAATTGTAACTGGTGGAACACGTGGAATTGGTTTTGGTATTTCTGAAGCTTTAGCAAAAAAACAATATGACTTGTTATTATCATATAATAGTGATTATGATTCTGCAATGGATAGTTCTAAATATTTAGAAAATAAATATAAATGTCGCGTAGAACTTTTTTCTGGAGACATTACTTTAAAATCAACAAGAAAAAATTTGTTCAAACGTTATGACTTAGCTTATAAAAATAGTCATAATCTTGGTGTTGTTGTTCACAACGCTGGACAATATATTGGTATCACATCCGGAAATTCGAATGGTTTAACCGATCCTATTAAAAATCTTGCATTTGGAGATGGTTCTTTATTCGATCCAAATAATGGCGAAATAGACATGCGTGTTATGCGATTTTATCAAAAAATGTATGGTGATGCTTATATAGATATATGTGAAAGGGCAATAAGTCGTATGAAAAAAGGTGGTTCATTGATTGGAATTTCATCACCTGGATGCACTACTCAATACAATCCTTCACCAGGATATGATATGCCTGGTAGCGGGAAATGTATAATGGAATATGCAATGCGATTATTTGCGTTAAGATGCGCTCCAATTGACATTAATTGTAATATTGTAATTCCGGGTTTTACTAAAACAGAAGCATGGGATAGAGTAGGTAATTTACGTGGAACTACTGGAAATGATATAGTTGAAAAAATGGCAGAAAAATATTCACCAAATGGTTTATCAATGAGTCCAGATCAAGTTGGAGAAGGTGTTGCCTTATTATGTTCTCCAGAAGGTAGACACATAACTGGTGTTAGTTTACCTATTGACAATGGTGTACATTTAAATCTTTAATTCATGTGTTTGTAAATACGTTTTCGTTTCTTATTATGTAATGCGCTATTTATTAGCCCTTTTGTAGCAATTATTAACGAAACATCCGCATGACAGGTTTTACAAATATATTCATATGATGGTTTATGGTAATCACCATCATTCCATATATTAACGTAAGTGTGTGTACACAATTTATAGATAATATTATTGATATTGGATATTCGTTTATTTAAGGATGGTTGCTTATATTGTTCATTCTTTGCGTCATTTATGCTGTTTTTTTGCAAATTTCTTAATGTATTTCTAATAATAACCAATTTCATTACTCTAAAATCATCATCAAATTCATTAATATGTTTTTGAATATCTAGTGGCAATGAGAAAAACATTTTGATTTCAAATATGCTTAACACCAAAAATAATATTCTAGTTCATTTTTATTAATTTAAGTAGTTTTTTATTATTAGTATAATAAAATGAAAATACTTGTCACAGGAGGCACGGGTTTTATTGGCTCGCATTTATGTGAAAAACTTTTGGATATGAAACATTATGTAATTTGTTTAGATAATAACTTCACAGGTTCTATGGAAAATATTATTCATTTAAGGAATAATCCAAATTTTGAATTTATAAGACATGATATTATTGATGACATAAAGTTAGAAGTAGACCAAATATATCATTTGGCTTGTCCAGCTTCACCAAAGCATTATCAATATAATGCAATTAAAACATTAAAAACGAATGTTTTGGGATCATTAAATGTTCTAGGATTGGCAAAAAGGACAAAAGCAACAATACTTTTAACTTCTACATCCGAAGTGTATGGCGATCCTATGATTTCTCCACAAACAGAAGATTATAAAGGTAATGTAAGTTGTGTTGGCATACGTTCATGCTATGATGAGGGTAAAAGAGCAGCGGAAACTTTGTTTATGGATTATCATCGAAGTAATGGCGTAAATATACGAATTGCTCGTCTTTTTAATACATATGGTCCAAAACTTCATTTAGATGATGGTCGTGTAATTAGCAATTTTATAATTCAAGCTTTGAAAGATGAACCAATTAGTATTTATGGAAAAGGAAACCAAACAAGATCTTTTTGTTATATAGATGACACTGTTAATGGTCTAATAGCCTTAATGAACTCAACTTATACACATCCGGTTAATATAGGAAATCCCAATGAAAAAACAATTAAAGAAATAGGTGAATTAATAATAAAAATGAGTAATTCAAATTCTGAGTTATGTTATAAACCATTACCTCAAGATGATCCAATGCAACGCAAACCTTGTATAAAAAAAGCAAAACAAATATTAAATTGGGAACCCAAAGTTCATTTAGAAGATGGTCTTATAAAAACAATTGATTATTTTAGGAATAAAATAAAAATTAAATCTTATAAAGAAGTTAAACACCCACAATGGATTCATTATCCAGAATCTCATGTCTAATCTATTCTTCTTTTACAAATTTCGCTAAATAAATTACTATTTGCAATTGGATTTTGGAATTTTAAAACTTTGATATTTTGCGTTTCATTTGTATTATTATAAGCTGAATTACGAATTAATCTTTTTGGCAATGTACCATTTTTTTCTTGATTTTCTATGTCTTTTAAACTTTGTATAAGACTGTTTTTCCAATTTTCTTTTTCATTTTTGGGATCATGCTCAAATTTATCTGGTAAACACGCATATAAAGCTCTTAATTCTATTATATCAAGTCCAGTAAAACTATATTTGAATTTCAAATCAGCAATATGAACATTGGCAATATCTTTAACATCCATTCTTATTAACCATAATGCTCTATTTCGCATAATACGTGTTGCCAAATTTAAAGATAATCCTTTATTTTGTAAATTTACAACTGAAGCATTATCAAATATATTTTCTGGAATATATTTTTTTTGTTCTTCTATGGCATCTTTTCCGCGTTCCATTGCATCTTCAACCCACAATTTATTTTTTTGTACTTGTTCTTCAATATATTTTGGATGGTTTTTAATAAAATCATCCCATTTATCAACTTCTTGTAAATTAAAAAAAGAATCATCCACAATACAAGCTTCTAAAGCCTTAATTAAATTAGATTTCCCATCCTCATAACTTGTTATTTCCGATATAGGTCTTAGTCCAGCATTTTCTAACTGTGATTTCAACAACTCAATATGATCTAATAACTCCTGATTACCAATTACTATATTATTCTTATTTTTTGATATTTGTTTTTCTTTTTCTTTTTGTTTTTTGTTTTTTTCAAATTTTAATAAATTTTTACTTTTTCTCGATAATAATAAACTATTTGAATCATGTTTTTTAACAATACTATTAGCAAAAGCTTTTGTAGCACTATTATTAGATGATGATTCAACTTCCTTCATAATTTATATTATAAATTTATCATACTTCGAATTTTACTAATTTGAAGTGCTTACGTTTGATTTATAAATCTCCGCATTGTATTCCTCCAATTCAGCCTTGTAACGTAGCTTGTCCTTTTCAGCAAGATTAGAATATTCCGACTTAGCCTTTTCTCCAAGACCATTCCATTCACTCGCCATTTTCTTAATAATATCAGCAAAAGACGCCTTAGGATTCGCCGCCTTACAAGCCGGGCGGCGCTTTTCACAATAAATCATATATCCAGACTTGGGACGCTTAGGATGACGCTTGTCCTTGAATTTCTTAATTCTCAAAGAATCATCTACATATTTGCCAATCATTTCTTCCGATTTTTCGGGTTGACCAAGATCGGCACAAATTCTTTCAATCATATTAATGTGAGATGTTCGGGTAGATTCTACCAAGTTTCTAACTGTGCTGTAATATTCATAATGAGCCATGCTGGTATACTATATAGTTCTTGTATTACCCTTATACTAGTTTAATGATACTTCTCTATCTTGTATTAATAAACTTATTGGCAGGTTCATTTTTTTGGAAAAATTTAAAATGTCATTTATTTCTTTTTCCATATTTTCAGTACATCTGTCAACATGTCCATATAATTTACTACATACAAATGCATAATCACTACATTGCGTATCAATTACACAAGAATATGTATCTTCTAACTCAGAATTTTCATCTTTTTGTTGCATATTCAATATTATTCTCTTATTATTATGAGTACTTAATTTAGAATATAAATCTAACATATCGTAACCATCTTCTCCTTTTATAATAATATTTTTGCCATTTGTTGTAACTTTCTTATTATTTGTATATTGTTTTATCCACAATCCATCGTCAGATTCATCAAGATTTATTTCTATGTTATTTATTTTCTGAACCAATGATAATTTTTCTTTATCTTTCAAAATTAGGGCATTGTTTTTAACAAATTCTCTATGTTTATTATCTGATTCTACTATTAAAAGCAATACATTTAAATCCTTTATTAATATTTGAATATTATTCTTTTCGACATCATATAAATTTATATTTTCAATTATTTTTTCTAATATATTTTTATACATTTTTGTATAACCAACCCATTTAAAGGAATATTTTATACCCATTTTCTGAATCTTTGATATATTTTCCTGTATTATTTCTATTGTTTCTTTAATACTTGCATTTTCATCTAATTTAACAAAATTATATGCAATATTGTATTGTGGAATATTTACAAATTCATAATTTATATCTATTAATTTAGTGTTCAAATATTCATATGACAATTCAACACTAGAATCATGTGAAGATACAGGACCACTATATTCAGGGTATTCTAAAAATAACAAACTATATAAATGCCCAACAAGTTTACCAGAATTACCAGTCTCACTTTCTTTGATTGTATAATTAAAAGGATTTATGTTAACATCAGGCTTATCATTTTCATTAGGGCGCAAATAATCTATATCTACTAAATGCATACAATGAGATATCGAATCATCAATTATTTCATTTTTGTTTTTAGGTAAATCACTCAATAGTATATTCATTATTCATAACACAACATTATAAAAATGAACACTAATTTCTATTTAAATAAGTAGTTAATCTATAATAAAATGGAAAAAAGTATTATTAATATACTTGATTCTAACAATATACCACTTATACACGGACCTACCGGAATTGGTAAAACTCGTTTAGCAAAAAAAATTAAATCTTTCTATAATATACCAGTTTGGCATATTATTTGTCCATTGGAAATCGCAATATGGGAAAACACTATTCATAGTTTAAATAATAATCCAAAACAATTAATCATAATAGATAATGTTGATGAAGCAGAAAATTGTCTAATTTCAAAAATTAATACTTTTATAAATAAACGAAAAAAATCTACTAAAATCATTCTGATTGCAATTAATCCTTATATTCGCTCTATATACAACTTACGTAAACATTCCACATTATATACAATGCCATTTCCATCTAAAGACGCTTTACTTAAAAAAGCTGCAAAAAAATGCAATCAAAATACTATGACTGTTTTGAAAAATATGGAAATTAATGATTTCAGATTGTTTAAAAATATCGTTAAATATTCTTCTGAACCCATAAATAGTGACACATATTTAGCATTCAAAAATCCATTTAAAGCATTCGATTGGTTATTAGGTGCTAAAAATAACGCGAATCTTGAAAACGTTGTAGAATCAAATCCAATGTTCTATATTAATGGTATTCATACTAATTATGTTCATAAATCAAATAACATGAGTTCTTTAGAAAAAATTGCATCACACTTATCAGATGTTGATATATTGGGATATTCTTCAGACTCTATATGTATAGCAGCAAAAACATCATATGCATGGACAAAAAAACCAACAAAATTTTCAAAAATATGTTTGCCTATTTGGAAACCAGTAAATCATTCCATTCAAAGAAATATGGAAAAAAATCAAACTCTTGCATATATATTTAAATATTATAACTCAAAATCAAAAAAACCACCAATAAAAGATATGAACTATATTCATTCTATCATAAAATCATATAAAATATCTGAACACCAATTCATGGATTATGTTAAAACACATTCTTTTGGTTCAAATAAAACTTTTAGAATTAAAGCTTTTATAAAAAAAATTTTGTATTGAATAATATAAAAATAACAAAATAGAATTTTTTTAAGAAGTTTCGAAACCACTTGCCATTTGTTTTTCACCCCACACAATTAAACTACCAATAAGACCAAATAATACTAATGCAATTATTATAGCAACAGTTGGATTAATAGCACCACCACGGAAACTTTCTTTTTGATTCTTTCTATTATATTGAACCAATATAAATATTGAACCAACAACAGCAACTGCTAACATTAGATATGACATTTTGTCCATAATATAATTATTCTAAATATTTTTTTCTATAAAAATGAACATACATATTTGTATATAATGTATATAAGTATAACCAAAGAATAGTATAATATTAATCAAAATGTGCCGCCAAAATAACATTGTTTCTGCTTTGTCGAACAAGTTTCATGAAAATATTGACAAAGTAGTTCATGGCTCCCAATAAATTACCAACACATTATGCGGCAATAGTATTGTCGGGAAAAGTTCTAAGTATAGGTGTAAGTGGATTAGCAGGATGTTCGAAAATATGTAAACACGCAGTAACAAGACATGCTGAAATGGATGCGGTTAGCAGAATACGCGATAAAAATAGATTGAAAAAGGCGTCAATATGGTCATTGAGATGGAGAAAGATTGATGGAGAATATGTATTAGCAAATGCGAAGCCTTGCTTATATTGCCAAAGTATTGCTAACAAATATGGAATCAAAAATGTATATTATAGCACTGAAGATGGAACTATAGAAAAGGCAAATATTCAAGATTTAAAGTGCAAATTAACGGCAGGAAGTGTATTACATTTAAAACACGAAAAAGGTTATGGTAATGTAATTTATACTCCTCATTATTGCCAAAAAATATCAAACAAACGCATATAATGCGTAATACATAATTGATTTTAAATATTTGTTTTTTAAATGAGTTCTGCTGAAATTAAACCAAAATTTATTTGTAATATGTGTAATTTCTCATGCAATAGATTATTACATTATGAAAAACATTTATTAACAAATAAACATAAAAAAAATTTGAAACTAAACACTAATATCAATAATTTAACAAATATTGTATATCAACAAAATGAAAAAATCAATAACTTAACTAATAGAATAGATTGTCTTGAAAAAATAATAAACAAAATTAATATTTCTAACACTTAAAATGTTTGTATAATACAAGATGAAACCATCTCTTATAATATTATTTGTTATCATATTTTTATTGCTTTGTTTTCTTTATTCTTTACCAGGATATGGACTTAAAGATATAGTTAAATTACCATTGACTATTCCTTTTTTACAAGAAACAAACTGTCTTGATGAGTATTTTGACTCTATTGTTTGTATTTGCTTACCAGAAAGAAAAAATCATATGAAAAAGGTTTTTGATAAATGGAATATCAAAAAAGTTACCTTTTTTGACGCATTTCTTAGAACAAACTTTAACCATGATGATTTTATTAAAAAAAAATTTATTACTCCAAATTATCATGAAAAACTAAATTTAGGAAGAATATGTTGTCATTATTCTGCAATGCATGTATATGATGAATTTGTCAATTCAAATCATGAAAGCATTCTCATTTTTGAAGACGATATCAATATTAATACATATACTTCGGTTAAACATATGAATCTCGTTCTTGAACCAGTTATTAAAAATATTCCACATGATTGGGAATATTTAAACTTTAGTAAATGTCATGACTATTGTTTACAAGCATCATTAATAAATAATAAATATTGGACAATCCCTAAAAGACCACTGTGCCGGTCCGCGATTGCACTTAGAAAAAACGCCGCCAAAATTATTGTTAGAGATGCAATACCAATGTATGATCAACCAGGTGACAAAATGATAGCAGAACTCATTAATCAAAAAAAATTTAATGCATATGCTACTAAAAATCTGTTTTTCTTTCAACATAGAGAAAAATTTGGTTCTACTTTACAAAATGTACATAAAACTAATCCACCAAAATGTTCATTTGGTAAATAAATAAAATTTTCAAAAAAATGAACTAGTATTTCAATTTATTTCATATGCAATAAAATTTTACATTCATGGCGCATTATGCGCTATATTTAGATTCAAATATTAATCATATTTTGGCAAAATATAATTGCCCAAATATAGTATTTAGACTCGTTTGGCAATATTCACCTTTTAGTGTAAGACCAGAAATAATTAATCTTAAATATTCAATTAAAGAAGAAATATACAAAAGAACCTTGTTAAAACCTATAACTCTCGCAAATGGTCTTTACTTCAATGACTATGACAAAGAACGCCTAAATATGTTATATAAAGAACACAATAGTTATCAAAATATCGTTAATTATATTATAAGAATAACAAATGATGATGATTTTAGAGCAGCTGTATTCAGTGAACCAGTCTCTACAAGAACTCTAAAACTTGGACCTTATGTAAGATTTAGACAAAATCTGATAAATGATGGTTTTCTCTGATTTTTGATTGTTTTTGCTTATTTTGTTAGAATAAGCAATATTTCTAACCGCATAATAGGAGCATTATTTTAATAATATGCGTTATTATACGTTTTTTATATTGCTTATTTTTAACATTATTTTTTAGGGGGGGATATATATATATTTATTGAAATTATTTTAATTAATAAAAAAATAATAATACTATATACAACGCATTCTATATATATATATACCGCATAATACGCCCCCAGCACCTTAAGAATAAGGTCAAGATATTGTCCCCTATATCACCATATTTTTCTTAAAAAAGCATGTTAAGCATATATGGATATTATTTAAAAAAAAAATATCCCCCCCAAAAATTCGTTGCTTAAAATTTTTTCGCATTTATGCGATAAACGTGATTCTATATACGATAATATACGATATTATGTTGCTTAAAATTTTATATTTAAAAATCATGATTCGTGACGAATGCCACAATTACATGTGTGACCTCCCCATATTGAAAAAATAAGCACACCCGCATTTTTCATTATTACGAACATTATCGCACAAATTTTGAATACATGTTTTACGCATTATTGGAGAATGTGGCATGCGCCCCTCACCAGTTAAAGCTTTTTTATGCGCCTCTATTTCCAAATCTCTAATCCAATAATGCATAGGAGTTGAATTTGATAATTTTATTTTATTTTTATTTGATTCATATAAATGTTGTTTTAGCTCTTCTTGTAATGCAATATTAGGATTTTCTTCCATATTTAAATTATTGTCCAATGAATCTTGTTTTGTATCATATGTGCACTGGTTTTTACATATTGATTTATTTCGAAAACTTTTCATAGAATCAACTGGAATCATTTTATAAATTACTTTATTATATAATCAATCAATTATGTGTTATACTAAATAATACGTATTATTTTTAAACGCATAAATGCGTATTATTAAAAAAAAGTTAAACGCGTTTAGTATTATTTAAAAAAAAAGTTATATTTTTAAAAATAACGAAAAAAAATCTATATAAAAAGAATTAATCCAATAATATACAAACGCGCCCTTTAAAATAACCGATTGTATCAGATTAAGTAGTAGTAATATATGATTGGGATAAAGAATTTGCTCATTCATAGTTTGATTTTTTTGACTAATAGTATTTCATTAACACCAAATTTAAACAAACTTTCAAAATATACTGGACTATCATATAAAGAAAACAATGAGATTACATCACTCATCGATTTACCAAAACATTATGGAATAAAAATGTTTTATGATGAAAATGAAAATTTAATAATAACCTGTAGAGGAACAACAAATTTTAGAGATTGGGTTGAAAATTTCAAATTTGCTTTAATTCAGCATATGGATTGCGATAATGGAATGATTCATCGTGGATATTACAATAAACTAATACGTATAATTTCAGAAAAAGAATTTCAAAAAATACATAAGTTCATTTCAGCCGAAGAGAATGTATTTTTATGTGGACATTCAAGTGCAGCTGCAAAGAATATACTTATTTGTCATAAATTAGCTAAAAAGCATTCAAACATAAATTTTCATGTGTTTGCATTTGGAATGCCTAAATTTGCAGACTCAAATTATTACAGAGAATTAAAAGAATTCAAAAATATCAAAATGCTTTCATTTCAATTAATAGATGATATTGTACCATCATTGGGAATAGGTGTTCACGATAAAGAAAATACAATACATTTAAATGTTGATAAATTGAACTTTAATCCATTCAATGCTCATAAAATGAGTCGATATCGCTCATCAATCCGTCGTTCAAAAAAAGGTAATTTAAGTATTGAACAGTTATATCATAGTTTAAATAAAACAAAAACACTTTGATTAGCTTAATAAAAATTGTTATTACCTATAAATTATATAAATTAATATGTGTATTTAATATTAAATATGATATTGCAAAATAGAGCAGCACATATCGCTAAATGGTTTGCATCGCCCAGATTTGCGAACGTTAAACGCAATTGGACTCCAGAAACAGTTGTCAGTCTACAAGGATCATATGAGCCAATTGAAAAAATGTCCAATGTAATGTCAAAAAAGTTTTGGAATATATTAGAAAATGCAAAAAAAACAAATACATGCGAATATACGTTTGGAGCTTTAGATGTTGTACAAATGACACAAATGTGCAAATATTTGAACACTGTTTATGTTTCGGGCTGGCAAACATCATCAACAGAAAGCAGTAATATGTTACACGGTCCGGATTTAGCAGATTATCCTTACAATTCAGTACCCAATAAAGTGGAACAATTATTCAGAGGACAAGTTTTACATGATCGTAAGCAATTTGAAAAGAATTGCAGAAATCCTGATAACATTTCAAATATTGATTATTATTCACCAATAATTGCAGATGCAGACACTGGACACGGTGGTCCAAGTAGCGTTATGAAAATGGTTGAAATGTTTGTAGATGCAGGAGCAGCAGGAATACATATTGAAGATCAAAAGGTTGGTGCCAAAAAATGTGGACACATGAACGGAAAAATATTATGTTCCATGCAAGAACAAATTAATAGACTAAAAGCAGCAAGACTACAATGTGATATTTTAGGAACAGAAACTTTAATTATTGGCAGAACAGATGCTCAAGCAGCTAATTTGATTGAAACAAATATTGATCCAATTGATAAGCCATTTTTATTAGGTAAAACACCATATTCGACAGAAATGCATAGAAATGATAAAAATGAACCAAAATGGAATGGTTATAAAAATTCAACAAAATGGAAACCATCAAGAACTGTTGAAGGATTCTATCATGTAGATTGTGGATTAGATTATGCAATCGCCCGCGCGAAAGCTATGGAACCTTATGTTGATGTTTTATGGTGTGAATTAGACTCACCTTCGATAGAAGATGCTAAAACATTTGCAGATAGTATTGACAAAGACAAGGTATTTTTAGCAATTAATACGTCACCGTCATTTAATTGGGGAGAATCTGGCTTAACTGTTGGCGATTTAAAAGAATATCATCAAACACTTGGACAATTAGGTTATTCATGGTCATTTATAACATTAGCAGGATATCATTTAAACGGATTAGCGGCTGCACAATTTGCTAAAAGTTATAAAGAAAATTCAATGTTCGCGTATGTTAATAATATTCAAGATAAACAAAAAGATTTGGGATTGGATATTATAAAACATCAGGCGTTTAGTGGAGCGGAGCTAGTAGATGCAGAGTTAACTGCAATAATGGGTGATAATTATAGTACATCAATCCAAGGTGCCAACTCAACAGAAAACCAATTTTAAATTCCTATTCTCATAATTATTTTGAATACATTATGATTGTAATAATACCCATTGGAGGCGTCGGTAAACGATTTAAAGACAATGGATACAGAAAACCAAAAGCACTAATAAATTTATATGGTAAACCAATTATATCATATTTATTAGATAATTTAAACTTGACAAATGTAGATTATATATATATTCCATATAACAAAGAATATGTTCAATATAGATTCGAAGATTTTTTAAGAAAATCCTATCCTGAAATAGTATTTAAATTTTATGTTATTGAGAATAATACAAGAGGCGCTGCCGAAACTATTGATATTGCACTTGATAATTTAGATGAAAAAAGAAATATACCAATACTTTGTTTAGATAGCGATAATTGGTACAAAACGGATGTAATTACACAATGGAATGGAGATAATTGCGTTTTTTCATTCGAAGATTTCAATAGTAAACCAATTTATTCGTATTTAAAATTAAACAATAATAATGAAATTATTGATATTAAAGAAAAAGATAAAATATCAAATAACGCAAGTACCGGAGCATATGGTTTCGAGTCGATAAAAACATTAAAAACATATACTTCAAAAATTATTAGAGAAAATATTACTCAAAAATCAGAATTTTATACAAGTGTAGTAATATGTGAAATGCTGAAAGATAAACATATTTTTAAAAACAAAAAAATAGAGATTAAAGACTATGTTTGTTTAGGAACACCATTACAACTCAAAATTTTTAACAACAACAATAACGACTCTATAACTAATAAAAGGATTTGTTTCGATTTTGACAATACTTTAGTCACATTTCCCACTATTGCTAATGATTATAGTAGTGTAAAACCAATAGAACAAAATATTAACTTTTTAAAACATTTGAAACATTTGGGTAATACAATAATTATATACACTGCTAGAAGAATGAAAACGCATAACGGAAATATTGGTAAAATAAATGCAGATATAGGAAAATTAACATTCGATACTTTAGAAAAATTTGATATTCCATATGATGAAATATATTTCGGTAAGCCAAATGCTGATTTTTATATTGACGATCTAGCTTTAAGTTGTTTTGATGATCTAGAAAGAGAAATGGGATATTATAATACTAAAATAGAACCAAGAGACTTTCACACAATAGAGACAAACTATACACAAACTATAACAAAGAAAGGTGATTTGAAAGGAGAACATTTTTATTATAAAAATATACCAAATGGTTTAAAAGAACTATTTCCAGTTTATATTTCTGGTAATGAACAATCTATTACAATTCAAAAAATACCTGGGGCAACCTTAACAGATATTTATTTATCTGAATTGTTAACAAAAGATAATTTTATAAATGTGTTGAATTCTATATGCAGAATACATCAAATATCATCGAGTGATGATGTAAATATATACGATAATTATGCAAATAAATTAGAAAAAAGATATGCAAATTATGATTACTCTTTTTATGAAAATAGTAAAAAAATATATACAGAATTATTGGAAAAACTTAAAAATTATGAAAAAAGTAATTGTGGTAAAAAAACTATTATACATGGTGATACAGTATTTACAAATATCATTGTCAATAATCATGGAGAAATTAAATTTATTGATATGCGAGGAAAATTAGGAGATAATTTAACAATGTGTGGAGATTGGCTTTACGATTGGTCAAAAATTTATCAATCATTGATTGGTTATGATGAAATTTTATTATCCAAAAACATAAATTTAGAATACAAAGATAAGATGATAAATATTTTCAAAAATTTCTTTATTAATAAGTTTTCACAAAAAGATTTCGAAAACTTAAAAATAATTACCAAAAGCTTCCTATTTACTTTAATACCTTTACACAACAACGAGAAGTGTATTGATTATTACAATCTTATGTATTCTAAATATCTTATGTGAAGTAATATATAACTTTTAAAAATATTTTAACAAAATATTATGAAAAGAAATAAAATTGAGAAACAAGAAGAAGTAAAGAAAATTATAACAAAACTAACAGAATTAAAATTAACTATCATTTACGATCCAATAAAACAATTATTCAATATTTTGAAAGATTATGTTAAAAATGATAAAGATATCAAAATTAACATACCATTTCCAGAAATACATAAAACAATTGAAGGTTATTTACCAATAAACAAAAATAGAGAAGTTATGGTTAAATTGACAAATTCAAAATAAATTAATATGTCTTTATTCATTAATAATGAAGAAAACTTTTAGACTTAAAAAGAGAAGTGTAAAAAAATCTAAAGGCGGTATGATACCTGCAAGCTTATTAACACAAATTAAGTCCAGAATAGATGATTCGTTGCCAACATCATCAAATGATGGAGTCGAAGAATCAAAACACGAAGATAATTATGTTGAAGAGTCAATACAAGAAGGAGTCGAAGAATCAAAACACGAAGATAATAATGTAGAAAAGTCAAAACAACAACTAAAATCTGAATTAGAAAACTGTAAAAAGGAATTAGAAATATCTAAAAGATTTGCAGAAAAAGAAAAGGAAAGAGCAGAAAATCTTCAAAAAAAATTATATGATTTAGAAAATAGTGCTTCAGATTTGAGAAATGAATTAATTAGTGACAGATCTACAAAAACGCTTGATGAAATTGATGAAGAAATTAAAAAAGCAATAGAAAAGTGTTTAGAAAATGAGATGGATGATTGTCCTGAACTTGAAAAATTAGATTTGGAAAAAAAATCACATCCTGAATACCAAGAACGTCTAAATGCGCAAAGAAAAGCCTGGGATGATATTCAAAAAAGTGATAACGAAAAAGCATTACAAATTATGAGAGGATTTGTTCCTTCAAATATTTTGAAAACAACTTTAAAAGATTTGAAAGACGATTTAATTGAAAAAATTGGAAATGAAAGAGTCGCACAAAAATTAGCAAGACATATATGGTATAAAAAGATTCTTTGGTTGATTAGAATGCCTAAAAATATGTTGAAAAAATTATCGCCAGCAGAATTCAAGATAAAATATAGTCAACAAGGACTCGATATAGTAGAATTAAGAGCTATATATTACAGTTTGCCAGATAAATTTGAAAATGATGCATTAGGATTAAAAAAAGAATGGAAAAATAATCTTCGATTAAAATTAGAAAATTATGTTATGAGAGATGAATATAATCAACTAACTTCTGGAGAAACAAGAAATAGTGTATATGAAGATATAAATCCACCACCATTTAATCCAACATTTGAAGACATTGATTGGGAAGTTGATGCAAATGAATCTAAAAATAAAGAAGAAAGAAGAGAACCAAAAAAATTCGCTCAGCTCAGAAAGAAATAGATAAAAATTAACTATCTAATTGTTTATAATGGAGAAAAGCTATATTTAACTATCTAATTGTCTATAATGGAGTAAAGCTACATAATAATACTCATGTTCCAGCTTTTCTCGCCAATGAATATGGTCTGTCCCATTGAAACACATAATTCCACCAGCTTCACAGTCGCAAGCCCACGCTTCACTTGTGGGCGGTGTAAAGGGATATCTTCCTTTGAATTTTCGAGGTTGTTTAATTTTATGAGCATAAATTGGCCATTTTGCTCCTTCAGGTTTTTTAAGTATGTAACTGCAAGTATATTCGCAGTCCGGTTGGTCAGTATGGCTGGGTAAATCACAGCCTTTAATATAACAAGACAAATATGTATAAGTAGGTCTTAATTTTTTACCAGTAAAATGCTCTACTAGTGGTAATAATTCGTATTGAAGCATTCGTGACACTGGGTCATTTCTAGATTTATATCTATTTGATTGTCTATCACCTAATTCAAAAAATCCACTTTTAATTCCATCATAATAATAATCTCCAATAAGTTTTATTGCTTCATCGTTCACTGTTTTTTCAATTATTGCAGGATTGTATTCATTAAAATTGTAGTCTACTTTTAGATTTTCCATATTTAATAATCCATTATCTCCATCTCTCAAAGAATACATTTTCTTTATTGTTTCTATAGTTTCTGGCCAACCTCTTCGTGTTGACATTCCTGAAAAAATTAAAGAATTTTTGCCGCCTCTTGCGGGAGAATTATTTACAAAAGTTTTATAAACTTCTTCTAATGTTTTCATATAATTATCTGGTCTTACTGGTGCGGATTGTGCTGATGTAGTTCTATTGCATTTTTTAGGTGCTGTTGGTGGTGCTGGTGGTAAATTTGCTCTTAATTTTGGAACGAAATCGCAGTTCTTTGATCTTTCTCTTACAAACAAATAAAACATTATTCCTACTTCATCGGTTGTATTTGTAATTATTTTTATTATATCTTGATTTCTTTCAATTGAATGATCTTTGACATTGTTATATAACATTAGTGTACCCGAATCAAATGTGTGTGTTTTATTTATGTTGCAAAAATTATAATTTAAATTAGAAGTCAAAAAACCAGTAATCGTTTTCATTCTTTGACCTTGTTTCTCTGAATGAATATAAGAAGAGGGAGATTTGCTATCAAATGCATCAAAATGTTTTCCATGAACCCATCTTCTAGGATATTGAACAAAACACATATTATCATAATAATCAGAATCAGTCTTGGTTAATTCCGATATTGTTTTTATAAATTGAGGTACTTTTGAATTTTGAACCCAACAAGTTGATTTATTGTCAACAGAATTAAATGTTAAAATACTTTTTAAATTATTAATTGTTTCAGAATTTATAACATTATCGAATTTTTTAATATATTTATTATCAAATAATGATTCGCCATTAGTAATTGCAACTTTAGCAGAACTAACTTGCTCATTATTACTATTTCCTAATGGAGGATTATACACAATTTTCGAGCGCGAATCTTCTCTAAACCATAAATTAAAAGCCCATTTTTCTCCTTTTATGACAGGCATTCCGGCATGCTCAGACAATAAATGTTTTTTATTACTATTTGGATATGTATTATGAAATACTAATAATTTTCCCGCTTCCGCACTAACAATCTTATTTAATCTTACAAATTTTGTGCCACCACCTTCTTCTACATTATTCAAATAACATAACGCGGTTTTCATTCTTTGACCACCAAATTTCATACATCTACGAGATTTTTCAGAACCATTATGATCCCAGCTGTCATAATGTTGTTTGTATTCTTGAGTAAGGTCATAATAAATTAATTGAAATGCTTCAGCATTACACAAAGGTAACCCAACTAATTTTGAAATTCTTTCACCAACTTCAGTTGTAATTTTGTCAGTATAATGAGAAATCCAACAATTTTTTCCAGTTCTACCTTTAGAAACATAACCTTTTTTGTTATCTGAGACTAAAGCATCATTTACTCCTTTTTCTTTTGCTAAGTTAATAAAATGTGCACAAACTTCGTCAGACAGAAAATTGTCTATTGTGTATACTTTGGGATCTTTACTAACTTCTTTTGCAGTATATTCACCTTCAATACATGTCGCATTTTGTTCCATTTATAGTTTTATATGGTATATTTAATAATGAGCTATTTGAACACTATTTATGAAATTTACAATAAACAAGAAGAAAAAGGAATTAGTTTTGTATTAAAGCAGGAAAATGATGAATATGTATTGCTTTTTTCAGTAAACGAAAATGGAATAATATTTTTATATGAAAATATTAAAATAGAAAAATATAATAATCACATTTACAGAACAAATGAAATAGACATTCAACAAGATATGACATTTGAAGAATATAAAGTATTAAAAGTAAAATTTATGTTAAAATTTAGAAATGATCAATTATTGCCAGTTTCGACAATATTTTTATTTTGTGAGAAAAATGATAAAAAACGAATATTTAATATGACTATTTTGGATGCTATAGAATTAGGTTATAATATTAGTGAACGTTAATTGAATTTTTTTTATTTTTTTTATTATATACAATGAATGCTTTGAAAGAATATTTTATTGGTGGATTTGGTGCTATGGCTGGTGTTATTATATTTATGACATTGTTATCATTATATACATTAATAATTGCAGGAGGCGGATTTTACCTTCTTAAAAAACACAACAAAGTTAATGAAGATGGCAAGCAAACGCCTTTATTACAACAAGTACAACCATTACAATACATTGGTTTATTATTGATTGTATTTGGAATTGCACCATTTTTACAAAATTTAATTAACTCTATATTATTTGGAGCGGGTCTTGATATTGGTCAAAATATAGTAGAATCATTTTCTGAATAAAAATAATTTATTAATTCCATCGGTTTTTATCAACAATATTCCAATCGGAAGAATAAAGAGCTTGTCTTACATTTTGATTTTTACCCCAGCTTTGTAAATATAATAGATCTGGATTGATAGTATTTATATTTTTTGATAAATATCCTCGTAATATTTGTATGTGATGTGTAAATGTTGAATCCGTAGTGCCAATAAATTTTTGTGCCATTGTGCAAGAAATCAAATCAACCAAAGGTTTGTATTTGTGAGGAACATTGCATTTATTCATGAAAACTATATTAGGATAATTATTTTTCAAAAATTCTATTTTAGTTGGATCGTCTGTTGCTATTAATAAAGGTATTTTTGTATCGAAATTGTTTAACATATTATATATTCCATCACTTTTACCTTTTTTTCCACTATTATTTGGTCTAAATCTTTCAAAATCTGTTCCTCTAAAATGTATTGCATTAAATGTACCAACATTTGTTATCCCATTTTGATTTAAACATTTTTCTACTATTTTAAGTATATCTTTTTTGAATTTAAAACCATTCCTAATTTTATTACGAATATTTTGCAAATAAGGACTATTTTTAAAGAACCCATCCATATTACCAAATAATCTTGTTTTGTTTGAATTAATATACCATATTTTTTTTGTTTGTTTTTCTTTAAATTGATCATTATAATAGTCAAGTAGAAACGGTTTTTTCTCTAAAAACAAACCATCATTTTTAGAAAAATAATCTTTATATTCTTCAATTGTTAATTCTTTGTTAAACCATTCTTTACTCGTATAAACTTTGAAATGAGATTTTAATGCATTTATATCATAAAAGTCTTCTAATTTACAACAAGACTTATCTTTATTTGATATATGATGCCAATATCCTGTTGGTGGTAGAATAATAGTTCTATCATATATGATTGATAATCCAAATATGACTTCGATTGCCATTCGTGTATTTGACATTCCTGCACCATCCCAAGAAAATCCAATAATTTTGTCTTTAGAAGGATATTTTTGTATAGTTTTAATATGTTCATGTCCAAGTAAACGCAATCCTTTATTTAGAGAAATATTAGAACTTATACAACTAGGATGTTCACAACTAGGCGGTTTATTAGTCAAATTACCAAAACTACCTCCAACTGATCTATTTTTTCGAATTTTTGATTTGATACTTTTTGTACTGACTTCTTTTTTTTGTTTAAGTGTTTTCTTTTTGTACATTATTATATAATATTTATTTTATGTATTTGAATCTTGTATTATAAAAATATAGTTATTAATTATACAAAATGAAAATAAGTCAATCTGATAAATCGCTGTTTTATTTTTTATTAGGTTTCCTTTTTTTTCTTATTTTATCGGGTATGTTAATTGGATTTAGTTCTATTGAGTCTTTTGGTAGTTATAATAGCAATATGTATGATTTTGCAGAAATAAATGAACCTCTTTCTCAATTAACCGAAGCTCAAAAAAATATGTTAGAAAAACATAGTAATCATCATAGTGAAAAACACATGGAAGAAATGAAAATGAATATGATGATGGGTAAAAGTTTTTCAGAAGCACATTCGTTAGCTCAAGCCAAAGTTGGTAATTAAATATTAATTAAAATATTTTATTTAGAAAAGTACAATACTAATTTCATATTTTCTGAATAATAATAACCATAACAATTAGTACTCAAAATAATTTTTGTTTTCTTAATCTGCTGTTTAACATTTTTGTTATGTTTGTTAATAATTATATTTAACATGTTGTACACACTTTTGTGTGATGGTAAATTATGATTTAATTTATAAATATGATTTTTTAGTGAATCTATAAAAGCAAATACACTAATTGATATAGGTATTTTTGCTTCTAATATACTTCTCAATTCAACAATAATATTTTCATTTTTCATATAACAATTAACTTTGTTTTGAATCAATGATTCTAATTGTTTACTTTGACTAGAAATAATATTCAATTTAAAATAAATATTATCACTAAATATTTGTTTCATCATTGGAATAAGTTCTCTTCTTATTCTTATTCGCGTTGCTAAATCAAATGATGTATCATTGAAATAAGGAACTTTATAAGTATTTGCTAAATTTGATATCCATTTTTTCCTAATATTTAAATCAATAAACGGTCTATAAATATTCACCTTGTTTATTAATTGTTTACATTTCATACCAGATAAATCTGACCAAATAAATGTATTATTAGACGATCCGGTTGAAAATAAATTCATCAAAATATTTTCATCTATATCGTCAATATGATGACCCAAAACAACCATGCTTAAATCTCTTTGTTCTAATATTTGCTTGTAATGCTCAAATCTTTGTATTCGTGTTGCATTTTCCCAATTTAAATTTAGATTCTTATCACTATTACTTATTTGTCTTATATGAAATGGAATATTATTAGTAATACATAATCTTTTCAAATATTGTTCTTCTGCATTTGATTCGTTTCTTTTATGATAATTTAAGTGAAATGCTTCAAAATGAATATTTTTTTCTTTTCTAATTCCCAATAACAATAACAATAATACAATACTATCAATTCCTCCACTTAGACTTAATAGAAATTTTTCATTTACTAATTTTGAAGAGAAATGTTTATATTCGCATGAATTTATTAATTTATTTAAATCAAAAATCATGTTATTAGTACTGTTTTTGTCTAATATATATTTATCGGAAATATTACCTTTTATATCAGTAGTGAATTGTTTATTATTTCTTAGAAACAATTTATATCTTTTTTCAGTTGTTTTCTTTAAATTTGAAACATAACATATTTCTTGAGGATATTTATTCAAATATGAATCATATACATCAAAAACGATGTTGATTCTATTTTCATTTGGATAATGACGTAAAGGCAAACAAACGAACAATAATTCAAAATTATTTTCTGGAACATAATATTTTAAGAATTCTTGTGCATAAAATATTGCATGATTTCCATATTGTTTTATTAAATTCTCATCATTTCTATGAATATGTCTTGCAACTTGATCTGTTAAAATTATACCTTCAATTAAGCTTATTCTATCAAAATATATTTCTAAATTATCTAAATATGGCAAAAATTTACCCAAATCTTTCTTTATTATTTCGTCATTTTGTTTACTAGATTTAAACCAAATATTTTTACCATAATTTTTCCATATATTGTATATTGAATTATTCATTACTATATTTAAATATTCTCGTATATCTGACTGATCTATTTATAATTTAAAATATTAATATCATTTTTATAAGAAATTCTGTATCATCAATTCGCGCCATTACTTTCTAATAATTATAAAATAATAAGAAATGGGAGTAATAATTCCAAAAAAAGTTATAAAATATATTGATTTATGTTCAGGAATAGGTGGATTTAGGATTGCAATCAATAATATTTCTGATATTTGTGATGCAAAATGCGTATTATCATGTGATATCAAACAATCAGCAATAGATACATATAATTTGAATTTTAACGAACAAAATGAGAAAATTAATATTTATGATTTAAAAGCAGAAGAAATTGAAAGTTTTGATTTATTATGTGCCGGGTTTTGTTGCCAACCTTTTAGCAGCGCAGGGAACAAGAAAGGCTTTTCTGATGAAAGAGGAGGAATCATATTTAAAATAATAGAATTATGTAAATACCACAGACCGAATTATGTTTTTTTAGAAAATGTATACAATTTGATAACTATCAAAAACGGAGAATGTATTGATAGAATAGTTAAATTATTCGAAGATTTGGGTTATTATGTCAATTATAAGAAACTTAACTCTAAAGACTTTGGATTACCACAAGATAGACAAAGAGTTTATATAATATGTTGTTTAGAAAAAAAAGTATTTTTTGATAATATTAAACAATTTCCTTCAATTAAACTAAATGAAATAATTGATTATAATGATAAAAATAGCAAAATTGATAAATCATTTACAGATAAATTATTAGAATTAAACAAAACAAGACCTATTTATGGGTGTAAAATAGGTGACAAAAGAGGCGGAAGTTCAAATATACATTCTTGGGACATAAATTATTCGGGTAAAATAAGTGAACAACAAAAAGAATTAATGAATCAAATTCTTTTAGAAAGAAGAAAGAAACATTGGGCAGATATCAAAAATATTGACTGGATGGATGGAATGCCATTAACAAAAAGTGAAATAGAAACATTTAATAATTCCGAAAATTTACAACAAATGCTTGATAATTTAGTAGAATTAAAATACTTACGATTAGAAAAATGCAAACACCTAGTCAATGGTAGCAGAGAATATAAAGAAGATAGTGAAGAAGGTTATAATATTTGTAAAGGTAAATTATCTTTTCCAATTAGTAAAATATTAGATCCGGAAGGTATTTGTCCAACATTAACTGCAACAGATTCAAACAAATTGGCTTTATTAATAGAAAATAATACAATTAGACAAATAAACAAAAAAGAAATTAAAAAAATTTGTGGATTTCCAGATACTTTTCAAATACCAAATAATGTAAACTATTTTGATTTGTTTGGAAATATGGCTACACCACCAGTATTAGAAGAAATATTTCGAATTATGTTGGCATAATTTTAATTTATTTGTTTTTTTACCATAAAATCAATAAGGAGTAAAACATATTGGCATATACAATATTTTTACTTCTATATTGCGTTGTTTTTGAAAATTTTACTCCATCATGGAGCAAATTACTCCTTTTGGGAGCAACAGTTTATTGGTGTTTATTTATAGTTTATTATTATTTATACTTTATTTATTAAAAATAATAAAAATAGAAGGAGCAAAAAAATACAGAGAGAGAGAGCTTTTTTAAAATCTATTCACCCAAATTTTTTTTAAAAAAAGACATTGGTAGCTATATATAATATTACCAATAGCCTATAAATAGCTTAAAATATTTTAAATCAATACACCATTTATATCAGAACATTTCACTAAGATTCACTATAATCTATTTATTATATTATTAAATTTATTTTATTTTAAAAAAGCTCTCTCTCTCTGTATTTTTTTGCTCCTTCTATTTTTATTATTTTTAATAAATAAAGTATAAATAATAATAAACTATAAATAAACACCAATAAACTGTTGCTCCCAAAAGGAGTAATTTGCTCCATGATGGAGTAAAATTTTCAAAAACAACGCAATATTGCAATTTAAATATGTAATAACACCAATTAGTATTACTCCCTTATAAATCAATGGTATATTTTATATACTATTATACATAAGTCCAATAATATAGAATCTCTTATCATATAAATATAATATTATTAAAAATATATAAATGAGTTCTAGTAATTTTCATTGCACTTGTTGTAATTTATCATTTTCAAGAAAAACAAATTTACAAAGGCATTTTAAAACAGAATCACATATTAATAGGCAAAATAATTTATGTTTAGAACAAAAGATAAAATTATTAGAAGAACGATTGGAAAGTATTGAAAAAATGTTATTAAAAAACGAATCAAAAGATATTGCACAATCTAATACGAATGTTTATAATACTACCAATAATACTACAAATAATGTAATCATAAACAATAATATTACAATTTTACCATATGGAAAAGAGAATACAAATTATTTGAATTCTAAAGTAATGACTGGAATAATGAAAAGATTAAATGTTTGTATTGTAGAATTATTTAATAAAATTCATTTCGATGCAAACCACCCCGAGAATCATAATATAAAAATGCAAAATGTTCGTGATAATAAATGTTTAGTATGGCAAGGAAATAAATGGGTTTGGAAGCCTTTGGCAGAAACTATTGAAGACAGACAACAACAATTAATAGGAATATTAGAAGATAGTGAAGAAGATAGATTAATTCCAGAAACAATTCGACAAAATTGGTTGAACAGAAAAGATTCATTTTCAACAAATAAAAAATTAATTAGAGAAATATCTAATAAAATGAAATTGTGTTTATTGAATAGTAAAATTGATAAAAATAGATTAGAAAATTAAAGCAAATAATGCGTATTAAGCAAAGTTATAATTAAAAGATTATATTAATGTTTAATCTACCTAATGAAATTCAATTAAAAATATACGAATATGATCCAACTTATAAACATATATTTAGAAATGTTTTAAATGATATGATGCCACATGCATCAGTAAACAGAATGAATAATGTTTGGAAATTTTGGAATTCGAATGACACAAATCAGATGCGTCGAAGTCCAATGATTACATTATTAATAAATGAATTAGTTCCTGATGCTGATTTAATGGTTTCTAATTTATCAAGATGTAATTGCTGTTATAAGCATTGTATTAGAAGACCAATACATTTATATGATAGAACTTGGATTGAATTTGGATTAGCAAATCCTGTTGAGTTTTATAGTCACGAAAATAATTGTAAATGTATTTGCAGACATTCATCGCGATGGTTATGTAGAACATTAAATCAATATTTTCAATAATAAAATATTACAATAAGTAATGGTTTTAGGATTGGATCCTATTAGTCTTATTGAAATGGATACAGAAAAATGGTTATCAAAAGATCCAAACAAAATTGTATTATATTTACAAAATAAATCATCTAAAATAGAAACATTTCTTATAAAAAGAGATTATTTAGAATCAAATTTAACTCCAAATAATACATTTTATGAATGTGTATATTCTGAAAATAAGCAATTAATGACAAAAGATACTTATAAAAATAATTATTATAATATTGGTTATTTTTTTGGAAAATCGATTTTAATTCCATCACATATGCATAGAAAAATAATTAGAAATGTTAAGAAAAATGAATTTTTAATAATTGAAGATGAAAATTCATCAAAATTTATAAGTGGAAATACTTTGGAAGGAAGTCAAATAAAATTAATACACAAAAATCTAAATTTTCCTGCGCTAGGTAATAATAATTTTTTACACGGTGCCATTGATCTATATTTTGAAAAGAAAATGTCTGATGCATTATATAAGTATTCTTATCAATGGGATGCTCCAATCAATAAGTATCTAATAAACGGAAATACTTATTTTGATTCAAATTATTTTAATTTATACAAACATCGATACACCAAACTATATGGTTCAAATAATGTAGATCCAATATATAATATAAAAGAAGCAATATCCAGATTAGACACCTTATTTTTAGAATCAGTTGATCTAAATGAAGAAGAAGGAAAAAAATTATACAGAGGAATGAAAATAGAATATCCAGGACTGAAAAAACAAGGAGATAAAATTATTGTGAAAAATTTTGTGTCTTCGTCTTCATCTCTTATCGTTGCGAAGCGTTTTTTTAAAAAAATAGATAATTGTTGTTTATATAGATTGCATATTGATAAAGGTATTCCACATATTGATATGAGATCAACTTCTGCATATAAAGGAGAAAGAGAAATATTATTACCAAGAAATTTATTATTTGAATATTTAACGGATACATATACTAATGATGGTATCAAAATTAGAGAAATTCGAATATCTACATCTTCACCAGATCAATTTAAAAGATATGATGGTTGTAAAAAATTAAAGACTGCAAAACTTAAATCAGTATCTAAAAAATTTAAAAAATCATTATTAGCAAGTTCTCCAAAAGAAAAACTTGCAACTTATGAACAATTAAACCAATTAAAAGTAAAACAATTAAAACAATTATCTATTGCATTATCAGTAAATATAGAAAATGCAATAGAAAAATCAGATATTGTATCAAATCTAAGAGGAAAAGTATATGAAAAAACACTAAAAATGTTTGAAGAACCTAAATCAGAACCAAAATCAGAACCAAAATCAAAACCTAAATCAGAACCAAAATCAAAACCTAAATCAGAACCAATTATAAATAAATGTAACAACAGAAATCCAGCACCACCATGTAAAGCAGGAAAATACGCGAAAACGCGTAAATTATCCAATG